ATGAGTATTTTCCAATGTAAATTTATATGCATATGGATTATTTGGATCAAACATTTCTTCACGTCTAATTTCATATGAAGAAATAGGAGTTACATTTACAACGCCAATCTCTTCTTCAATATCTAAATGTAAATAAAAGTCTCCATATTTACATGCATTTCTAATCCATGGCCATAAATTATAATCTATATTTAATACATCATAAAATAAGTTTCTCAATATTTTTCTAATTTCGTCATTTGATGATCTAATTGTTAATGTATCTCCATCTGCATCTTTTACTGTACATTCATCTGAATATATATCTAATGCTGAAGCTATTATTGGGTCCATATCCATTGCTTCATAATCTCTAAATAATTCTATTTTTGATGTATGAAAAGTTTGATTTTGATTATATGTACCATATCCAGGCATGCCTCGATGTACACCAGAAAATCTATCTACATAACGTTTGTTAGTCATATTACCAGTTGATTGTAATTTGTTTGTATCAACTGCTTTTAATCGATTTTTTGCAATTCTTCTTACAACTACATTAGTTGCAAATAATCTACCTAATCGCGCTCTTAATGATGTATCTGCCATAATTTTTCAATTTAATATAAATATGTGTTTATCCAATTAGCCAGGTCAAATCTTCATTGTCCTTATCACCTGTTCTCCATTGCCAATCTTTTGGTTTATCTTTACCTGATGAATATACTCCTTGAGATTTACCAAAATGTCCTAATGATTTTTTTGATAACTCAATTCCTTGTTGATGTAATCTTAATGCCGTATCTCGTATCCATAACCCAATTCCAAATGCCATTACCAAATCATCATTATATCCTCTCTGTGCTTCTGCTCGACTACCGTTCCATATAAAGACATATAATTCATCTATCAATCGTTTTGACTTTACAATTGGTGATTTTTCTCTAAAATATGTTTCTATTTTAGATATTATTAATGGACGAGTTTTTGATGTAGTTGAAAATCCAGGAACCATTTTTGATTTATCTTTTAAATCATATCCTTTTCTTAAATGAACATCTTCATCTACATATCCATCTTGTTTGTATGAATAATATAAATTTTTATAATTTTGATCAATTGCAACTTGTATTACCGCCCAACCTATATTTGCATTTTCAATTACAAGTAATGCATTATTCCATTCAGTTGCAATTGCCACTAACATTTGACCATATTCTGTAGTTCCTATTTTACCTCTATATTCTGCAACTTGAGTCATACTTTCTGTTTCCATAACATGAAAGGCAGAATAATCTCCTCCGTCACCTCTAGCAACATCAGCTATTACTGTATAATTTTTCGAATAATTTGGATATTCCCAAATCCAATAATTACCATCAAATCCTCTTTTTTCTTTTGGCTCTTCTACGTATGTTTGTTCATACCATTGTAATATTGGACCGTCTACAATTGTATGACCGGAAGATATAAAATCACAATCACATTCTTGTGCAGCCATTTTATCTCCTAACAATTCAGTTTGTAATTGTCTCCATTTTTCATCTCGTTCTGGATGTAATGACCAATGCAATCTAATTGGATGAAACTGTCCTCCTGCTTCTGCATCTACCCATGTTTTGTGAAATAAGTTACCTGTACCATTTGGTGTTGATAACATTATAGCTCCACCACCAGTTGCTAATGTTTGTTGTGCTGCTGTCCATATTTCATCAATCCTATCTATAAAGGCAGCTTCGTCTAATACTAATAGTGATAAGGCTTCCGATCTACCTGCATCACCTTTTGATGATATGGCTTTAATTTGTGAGCCATTTTTAAATCTTAAGGATAATTTGTTATCCTCTAACGTTCTACCCTTTAACCAAGGCGGTAAATTATCATGCATTACTCTTACTTTTGTAACTAAATTTTTTGCTACATCTTGTTTTGTTGCAATTACTAAAACATTAAAATCTGATTTGAATAACATTTTCCATAATGAATATCCTGCAGTTAAAGTTGAAATACCTAACTGTCTAGATTTTAAAATTATTGAATATCTACTTTTTGATATTCGAGTTAATGAATCTTCTTGAAATGGATATAAATTAAAATATACTTTACCTTTCTGTGGATGTTGAATAATACAGTACTTTTTCATGAAATGTACTGGGTCCTGAGAACATTTCTTATATTCATCACGTATAATTTCTTTTAGTGTTTTCTTTACTGCCATTATATACTTTAATATAAGAAATTATTTGCAGAAAACCAAATAAATAAAATTATTTTTTTCTAACCTTTTCTATTGATCTGCCGCCAAAATAAGCACCAATTACTGTGATTAAAACTAATTGAAGTAGATCGGTCCATTTTTCTTCAACTGTAAATGTTAATGCACCCGCATCAATAAAAATTAATAGCATTGTACATACTATTAAAAATATTAATACCAATGGTCTAACATTTTTTGATAACCAAGAATCAGAATTCATATCTGCAGTCCATCTATCAGTAATGTTTTTTTCCATTTCTGCTTCATGACTTAATATTAATTCTTTTAATTTTCTTTTTGCTTCTAATTTTTCATCTTTTGTGGTTATAACATTATCTAATACACCACCAACTGATTCTACTAATTTACTAGCTCCTCCTGAAAATAATTTGTTTAACACTCCCATAACGTTTCCTTTATTTTAGATTATTTCTAATTTCTGTTTTTAGTTTTTTATAATCTTTATCTATTTTTTTGAGCAAATGTGACATATCAACTTGTCCTGATTCTCCATCTGCATTTTGCCATAATGTTTCTTTTGCCTGAGTTTTAATTATTTCAACTTCTTTATCTGTATCTTTAAACCAAGATTCTGCATTTGCAAGCATAATATTTTTTTGATATTTTTCCCAGGCCTCTGGACCTTGGTCTTTAATTTTTCTTTCTTCTTTTAACACACATTCAAAACATTTACCACGTTTAAAATAAAACTTAAAATTTAATGCCTTTTCATGATCTCGCATGTCTTTACCACATTCGGGACATTTATCTGGTACTCGTAATGTATTACGAACATCTTCCATTATACTATTTTCAGGTTCACGTGACTTGAATCCATCATGTTGAGTAACTTTCATTCTAGTACCATTTGGTTTAATTTCAATCCAAACTTTTGGATCTCCATTTTCAAATGTTTCTAAAATTTCATCTTTTTGAATTTCTTGATTTGTATTTCCAAAATACGTTGATTTTCTAGTTTGTGTTTTGTGTTCACCAGAAAGCATTTGCTTGATGGCTTTTACATTTTGTAACTTATTGCTCATAATTATTTTAAATTTTTACGAATGGTCATAACCAGCCTCTTTTTAGCTGGTTCTTTTAAATCTAATTTATTAATTAAATCAATTACAAAAGCTGATTGTTGATTTGCAGGTCTTTGACCTAATGCTTGTTTTAACATTTTCATTGCTTGAGTTTTATCAAGTTTATCAGATTTAGTATCTAATACTCCTTCTTCAACAGATGGTTCTTGAGTAGGTTCATTAGCTGCTAATCCTTGTCCTTGCAATTTCATAGCTAATTTTTTTGCAACTATTGGTGAATTACCTGATACTGCTTGAATTACTTTTAATAAGCCGTCTGCTTGTTGTTCAGGGCCTCCACGTTGAAGAGCTCTTTTTAACATTTTAACACTAGTAGTTTTTTCTATTTTTTCGATACCTCGTCCAATTTGATCACGTGGTCCTTCTTGTAAAGACTTTTTTATCTGATGTTGGATCAATTTTCGTAAAACATTCTCTTTCATAATATTCCCTATTGTTTATTTTAATATAAATATGCTATTTATCGCCAAGTCCTCCAATTCCTAACAATTGATTGATTGGTGCAAATAGTCCTGTTAATTTATATGTTTTACCTTTATATACAAATACTATACCTTCTGTTGGTACTAATTTTTCAAATCCACCAATTGCCTTTATTCTTTCTAATTCAAATTTCATTTTTTCAAGTGCTTTTAAGTCATTTGATTTTTGTATAAATTTAATTTTGTTAGCTATTCTTTTTCTAATATCTTTAACTGCTTTTTTTGGAACTACTGATAAGTAATCTGATATATTTGCTAATATTTCAACTCCTAATTCTAAAAATATTTTTTCAAAATTATATACATTTTGTTTGTTTTGTTTTGTAAAATTTGTTTTATCAAAATCTTTTATTTTTTGTAAAACAGTTGTATCTGGTATATTTTTTCCATTCAACCTAAATGACTTATCATAATATGCCCATCTTTTTAATAATGCAAATTTAATTTCGTCTGTCGTTTCTGGAAATAATTGTTCAATTTTTGTTTTCCACCATTCTTCATGCCATTGAATAACTTCATCAGTATCTTTTAATTTAAATTGATTTTGTAATTTAGTTACTCTGTTTATAAAAAATTGTTCTTTTTCTTCAAAATTAGGCATTTTATTTAATGTTAAAATTTTAGGTGGAATAATTGCAAATTCTTTTTGTATATTTGCATTGACATCAGCAATCATTTTTTGTAATAAAGAAGCAAGTTCTGGAACATCGCCTATTTTATTTGCAGTTTCTAAATCATATTCACTTACTCCATGGAATTGTAAATAAGCTTGCGAACCATACATTACAACATTTTGAGTTCCTGGATAAATAATTTCTATATTTAAAAATCTAGAACCATTTTGAAATATTTCTTGTAATCTATCTTGTGGTAATTTTTCAAATGCCTTTTCTAAATCTAACATGGCAAATGTAAATGCATTTTCAATTTCACCTCTACCTGCAAATTTCATTTTAACTTGTTCTGGATTAAGTGGTGTTCTTATTGTTGTTTTATTTCTTGCTGCTTTTACTCTACCATCTTTATATGTTACCAATAAATTTTGACCATCTGTTTTTTCTTGAACACCAGTTTCTAAATCTAATTGACCTTCTAATGATAACCTTATCATTTGTTTCATATCGCCAAATGTTAAATCTCTATCATCAAATGGATGATTCATATGTCCTGCAGCGCCTCCTTCTGTCAATAATTGTTTAAATGTATTTGACCACCATTCTTTTGTCAATGATTGTTCTGAATCTTCTTTTGGTGTAATTCTAAATCTTGCTGCCGATCTACCATTTATTAATAAATCACCTTTATCATTAAAATTAATTGACTTTACAACTACTGGTTTATTTTTGAATCTACCCATCATTACCGTATCTCCTATATTGATTGGCAGATTTATATCTTCTGTTAATCCTGTTGGTTTAAGTACTTCTCCTTTACTTGAATCAATTGAATCTTCTGCTCCTAAAAAGTTTAAAAATTTATATCCAACTGTTTGTGCAATTTTTGAAATATATTTTTTCCAAATATTATAACCAGGTTTACCTTTATAATCTTTAATATAATCTGTACCTGCAAATTCTCCTCCTTTAACTCCTGTCGGAAAATATGAAACTGTTAATGGAGGACCATCTGGATAATTAGTATCATGTATTTCTAAAGGATTATCTTTAAGTATATAATTAACAACTTCATAACCTAAGCGTTGTGCCATTTCTGCTGTTTTCTTTCTATATGTTTTTTGATCACCATAAAAATATCTTGGACCATCATCTACAATACCATCACCTAATCCATTTGCAGAACTTCCTTCTTTTAAAATAGATTGTAAATTATTTTTAATTAAAAATTCATTAATTGATTGAGAAAATTTTTTTCTTAAGAGTTCATATAGTTTTGGATCATACCAACCCATTATATCTTTAAATGTTTTCATATCTGCAGTTGCTAATGCAGCTCTTAATGTAGTTCCTGACATTTCACCAAATCCTGGTATTTTTAACTCTATATGAGGGGCTATAACAACATATCCATGTGTTTCATATCCTTTTAGATTACCTTTAGACTTTTCATATTCTTGAAAATATCCTGGTGTGCCATCTTTTTTTGTATATCTTAATCTTCCTGCATCTTTCTTTCCATACACAAATACTACCGCGGTAGTTTCTGGATTATATTTTTTTAATATATTTTCTGGTGCATAAACATTTCGCTCTTGAACTACATTTTGTATTCCATGTTTTCTTATAACTTGAACCTTTTCTCGAAAGTTTAATGGAGATTTAGGTAATGCAACTTTATCTGATGTTGCAATATAAGTATTTGATTTTCCAAATTTACCTGCTAACCAGTCATATACTTTAGCATGATGTTTACCCATAGGCTGAAATCTACCCGGATATATAGCTACTATGGTCTTAATATTAGATTCTGCTTCTAATATTAAATTATCTATTATTTCTTTTCCTAAATTCATATAATATAAATATTAAAAATGTCCGCCTTCTATTCTACCTCCAGACATTGTAACAGCTGTTATGTTACCTGCAATTGTTATACTTCCTGTAAATTCATGTGTATCATCATCAGAATTTCCAAATTGAGTAGCTCCATCGCTAAACATTACAGATGATGTTACTGTACGTACATGATATTCATTTGCAACAATGTCACCGCTTGCACTTATATTCCCATCTACTATAAAATCTCCTGGAGGACTTGATGGTGTAGCTCTTGTCGATAATGATGGAATAATTACTTTTCCATCACGAGTTAGATGAAATGCTGATGATGATATTTCTAACTTATCATGAGATCCACTAACAAATGCAGAATCTGCACCTAAAAAGAATTTTGGTGTTTTTATATCTAGGCCTCGACGACTCCCAGTAGTTGCAAATGTAAAATATGAAGCACTATCATATACCAATTCAAATCCAACTCCGGCATGGTCATAATCTGATGTACTTTGTTTAAGTACAGAACCTGAATACATAATGAATCCTGAATTTGTATGTGTCCTATTTGCACCTGATGCGGCATCAGTAAAACCAGTATATCCTACAGATCGTATATAACCTGAACCCTCACCTGAAGCTTGAATACCTTTACCTACTTCATTACTAATATATAATGATCCAGTTAATAAATTAAAACCACCTCCTATAACAGTATTTCCTCCTTGAAAAAATACTGGATAAACAAATGCCCTCATTGCAGCTTCTGTACCTTGATAATCAAAAAATCTAAATCTAAATGAATATGGTGTATTTGGTAATGGTGTAGGTGTTATATGTTTAAACATTCTATGAAAGTTTGGAGTAAATCCAGTTTCTGCTAAAGATTTGATACTTATTGATCCTATATGCCATGTACCTCTACGAACGACAAATGTTGGATGTATCCAACCATCTACTTGTGTAGTAAAAATAAGATTAACATTTCTAACACTTTGACTAACTTCTGCTTCAACAGTTCCTATTTTAGTTCCAAAAAATTTAGTAACAATATTAGGTAAGTCAGATGCAGGTGTCAAACTTGCTTCTGATAATTGATATGCTGTATTTCTATAATCTATTTCAGCTGGTGTTGATGTTGGCCAAGCACCTGATGCAGATGGTGCACCTAAAATACTAGTTGGACGTGATTGATGATAAATATAAAATTCAAATCTAGGTAAAGGTACATTAGGATCAGTTGATATTGGTTCATCAAATGCAGTCATTTGAGCTCTTAAAATATAAGATGTGTTTGCTGCAACTCTAAATTGATTTTCTGAGAATGTAATTTTAGGAGCAAAGTATCCAAATCTGACATTTTCAGAAAATTGTGATGGAGGTTGTACTCTCATTGAATTAATTACCATTGATGGATCAAAAAGAAAAGTTGGTGTATTTTCATTGACAGGAAAAAAGTCATAGTTTGGATCTGTTATTGTTAGAGCATTAGGTACATCTTCTTCTGTTTCAAAAAATCCTAATCGTTTAAATACAGGTGATAATCCTAATGCTTGTTGTTCTATAGGATCTACATATGCATCAAATGATCCCGAATCAACAAGTATTTCATATTGTTCTATAATAGAATCTCCTGCATCAATAAAGTCACCAAATTGTCCACCTGGTTTATATTCTGTTTTAACTTTATACACGTCTCCTGTATCTGGATCAATATCACTTAAAAGTATATCTGCGAAAGATTGTGTTACAGGTGTAAGCTCCAATGAATATGGAGAAAGAAAACTCATTGTCACATCCATTCCAAGAGTACCATATGTTGTATCTCTTTT